AAGTTAGGATTTAATGTATTAGGGGAGGCGTTATGTTCAGGAGCATTCCATACGTTAACTATTCTAACCCAAGCTTTTCTATTTCCTTTACCTGATTCACTTGTTGCAGCTGGGCTTGATTCTATAGCTATAATCTCTCCTAGTACAGGTATGTCCTTGTATCTAGCATTTCCTTGAAAGGCAAAAGGTGGTTCTGCAGCCTCATCTGGGTCAATGTCACCGGTACTGCTTACTGTTACATAAAAACAACCGTTAATAGCAAGAGCACTACCCATTTGTTTATATTTAGGGTGTTTCTTATCTAGTATAATATCTACCACACGGCCGTAAAAAGTACCCGAATTACTTCCTGATCCTTTACCGCCACCTGATGCTCCTGCTCCTGTACCTGCTCTACTGGTCGCCATTTTCTGCTTCGTTTACTTCTTTGTTAATCGTCTCAGCTTCTTGTAATAAGTCAGCTAATTCTGATAAGTCGAATTCCTCTCCCTTAGATTGTCCTGTTTCAATTCGCTGAATAATAGTAGCTAGTTTAATTAAAGCTTCATCATTCTTAACGCCAATCTCCATATATTCTTTTATCATAGGTACTACTAAAGTAGCGTCACCTATACTTTCAATCAAAGGTTTTAATTCTGCAATCAAAGCAGTAACTTGCGAACGGGTAGATTTAGAGTTGGTATGGATCTCTTGAAATAGATCTGCAAGAGAGGTTTCTCCAAAAATTTTCTTATCTAAACTCATACTTTTTACTAATAAATAGGTTAGTCAAGAATATTGACTACTAAACCGTTTTCACTATACTCGAAATACTTGTTATAGAATTCTGATTTTAGTTTAGAGATTACTCTAGTTAAGTGAGGGGTTTCGCAGTCAGTCATCTCTCGTATATAAATATAGAGTGCTTTTTTCTTAAATATATCTAAGTCATGACGAGTCTTAAAGATAGTCAATACTGCATCTGCAATTTTAGCTTCCTGTTCTTTAGGAAAGAACTCATCTACCTTTTGGTACATCTCTTCTATCCATGTATCTAAGAATGCTGATAAAGACATCTTAAACTGTCCATCAACTTCTAAATCTGGTTCATAAGACTCTTCTACATCTGAGAATGATCCGATTTGTTTTAACTTCTTGTAATTCTTATTGTTATAGTTTATTAACCATCTTTTTACAATTGTACCAAAATAAGAATATGCCTTTGCTCCATTAGTAGGATCAAACTTCATAATCTTCTCTTCTAATAAAACAGAAACGATCTCATGTTTGAGATCTTCAATATGCTCTACATCGGTGTAGTAGAATTTAAAAGTATGAATTATATTCTCTGCCAACTTATAAAATGGCATGTATATATGATCAGTAAAGACCCTAGCTCTAAGAACTGGGTCTGTTGAATTATTGTAAATAACTATATACTCTTCTGTCTCTTTGGTAAAGTAGTTACTCTTAGCTTTGGTTCTTGCCATAATTTGTCGGGAGCATGTATCGGTTTAGCTCTTCTTGTACGTTTTGTAGTTGTTTAAAGAAATAACCGACCTCATCGTCCGACTGAAAGGTTCCGCTTTCATCTAACTTCTGTAGGTGCATTTTTGCTTCAGCTATTGTTGCTGAAATATTATTAAGGTATTGGATTTGATCTTGTACGACATCTTCATACTTCTCTACCTTTACTAGTAGGTTATATAATGCGAACATCGCTACAATTAAAAGTAGTCCTAATAATCCTATAATCCAAATCATATTATAAATTTTTAATTAAGTTTGAAAGACCTTCTGAAGAATTAACTGGACGGCCTGTAGTTGCTTTAGCTTTCTGTACTTTAGGCTCTGTGCTACCGCCTTTATTCTTCCACATATCGTATTCTACCTTAGAAGCCATAAAGTCTGCTGAATGTAAAATATTTACAATATTAGTTCTCATTCGAGAGTCTGGATTATGACTAAAGAAGTAAGCTTCATTAGCCTTATCAAATACTCCATCATGGAGTCTAATACCTAAGTACTCATTGTGGGATAACTTAATACCGAACTTTTGCAAGATAAAAAGAGAACGGTCAGGTATAAGCATAAAAGCAATTTCAGGATTAGGAGTATACATTTCATGTAACTTATCCTGTCTCCACTTATCTGTTTGAGGAACATAGCAATCTACCTCACCATCACCTATTTTACCTAAGTCATGAAAAAGTGCCGCCATAACCAACTCTTCATCAGTAAAGTCAATAGAAGCTCCCATTGATTGCCATAATTCTTTTTGTTTTATAGCAGATTGTACAACTCTATTAACGTGATCAATATAACCACCCGGAAAAGCATTATGATACCATGATTTACTACTAGCAGGAGCCATTACCATGTGTTCGGATAATGTTTCTACTAAAGTTAAAACTTGATTCTTACGATCTTCACCAATATAATGGTTAATAATCTTAATGTGTTTATCCCAATTTAATTGGATTTGTTCGGCACTTAACATAACTATTTTTATTTATAGGATTTCCCTGTTTTATATTTATATCTTTATATATCTATATATTTAATATCTTATATATTTTATTTAATATCTTTATATTATATCTAATATCTTATATATTATCGAAGATATATAAAAAAACGCATAAAAGCCACTCTTTGTGGAATTATTTTTCCGGATTCATTAAATTACTTTTCTTTGCACCTGGAAACTTAGCTTTCTTAACTGTCTCTACTTCTTCTTCCGGTGCTGCTTCCGGGAGATGGGCAGTTACTGTAATTAGAAAGTCGGCAACATCTGAACCCGTATCGGTGATAGGGGTAATAATTTTAGGTTCCTTAGCAGGAGGTGTATTTTGCTCGGCCGGTACTACACGGGCAGGTTTCTTTAAACCCTCTTCCTCTTTTATAAGCCTTTCAAGCTCATCCCTAACCTTATCTCCAGCAGAAATATTTGTTTCTTTATCTACAAACATTCCCTTATAATCAGCTACACCTAGAGCATAGATGATTTCATTTAATTCACGAATAGTTAAATTCATATATATGTTTTTTAATTAGTTATACCTTAAGATACGGATTATTCCGCAGAAAAACAACTTTATTTTTGTTAGTACGAAAGATTTTTAGTGAGAATGAAGGAGTTAGAGAGGGGTCCGGCGAAATATCCCAAGAAGGCCGAAGGCCCCACGCGCATCGCGCGCATTTCGACCCGAAAATTTTGTAGTTTAGTCTACTTTTAACTTTAATTCTTCCAATAACGACTCAACATTATAGTCATAGATAGGAGGGGTCATGGTATTTCTTAATAAATCCTCAAAGGATTTTATAACGGCACACCTCTCATACTGTTCTTTATCTTGATAATAGTAAAGGAGGTGGTCGAGGGCTTGGAATACTCCCATCTTATCATATTCTTCGGTAATGACGTAGATGTTTTCAAACTTTTGGAGGTTAATCTTAAGTAAGTAACTATAAAGGCGGTCATAGAATTGCTCTTTTACAGTCTCTCTTACAGATTCATACTGCTCTTTATATCTCATCATGTACATTCCATCGATGATAGAGTAGTTCTCAAGGCCCCTCACCACCATACCCATCAAAACGTAAGGGTTTTGAAAGAGATGTTGTATATTATGTTCCTCATATATTGCCTCATCAGAGGCATTGAATATATTGAAGAGTTTATTTGGGTCTAATTTGTGCATTTACTTGCATATAATAGTTGCTTCTTTGATAAATATATCGTATATTATATAGAAGTATAAGGATTAATAAGCTGAAAGGCAACTAATAAAAGAAATTAAGTATGGTAGAAGTATTATTTTTACTCTTAGGAGGCACTCTAGCGTTTGTTTATATGCAACATGAGCAGAAGAAGGACCTGGAAAATAGGGTTAAGACTCTAGAATTAGATTATTTACGTTTATGTGATGATATTAAAAACTCATCTAAAGATGTATATGAAACCTTACATTCAAAGATCCATTCTATTGAGGCAGAATTATGGCAACATACTCGTCGACATGAAGATGAAAAACGTAATAAAGATATTTTAAAAGATTAGTCGAACTCCTCCCGAGTAACCGCTCTTCAAATACATGTTATATGATCTACGATGATCTCTCCAACCTTCATTTCTACTTTCAAGGAAGGCCTAATTTTGATAAGATACAAGACTATCTCTCTAGTCTATCAAGCGATTCTGAAGACGGTACTCGGGACCTCGGCTATTGTACGGTTATTATCTCTTCTTATGTGACAGGTTTCTCTACCCTGTGCGAATCTCACGAAATCTATGACGATCTCCATATGATTTTAGAAGGTAAAGAGGTGATAGAGTATTACAACCGTAAGTTAAACAAGGTGAAGTTTAACTACGATGAAGAGAAAGACGTTACTCTTTACTATAAAGAGTCAATGCCTACTGTTTCTCTTCCCTTAACTAATGGAAAGTTCTGCTATCTTCCGGCAGGAGAAGTACATTCACCTGGTCTACCACATAGAATTGGTCCTTGTTATGTAAAGAAGGTGGTAGTCAAGATAAAGACCAAAGAT